GCAACGCATTCACCCAAAATTACCGCTTAGCGGGGCTACTTTAGCCCCAAAGCACATGTTTCGTGCGATCAGCCAATGCTGACTTCGCTGGTAACTTCTTAGATCCAATCAGAGATTTGATCCGGTACATCTGGACTGGAAGACTTTACTTCCTCTACATGCGTGTGTGTCTTTACCGCGCATGTAGCGAACTGCTTGTATCGCACAACTTTTTTCTGCTTGCCGTTTTTCATCTTATACGATCGCACTCGTTTTAACTTGCCCCACTCAAGGGGCGAAGTAGAGTGACAATCGTAAAGAACCGAATAATCGGTGTCCCAGAAGTTGTCAACTTCGAGACTATTTGACTCTAAATCAATTGGTTTAGGCGGCCACGAGTTGTAGCTACCTAAAACATGTTGGAGTGGCTGTTCGCCACTGTAATCCAACTCTGACAGTGAGTCATCCAAACTTTGAAGCGCTAGCCAGTAATACGGCAGAACGCTCTTCACAACCCTACGGGAGGGCAGCTCAGTAAGGAAACGGAAAGAATACCATTGGGAACCACGTTGAACACGGATGTTCACAGGTGACCAGTCAAGTATTCCAGCATTTTGGGGAATCACCCCAGGGTTACTAACCCTTATGCCAGCCGTATCAGGGTAACACGGCGGAACTCTGTGTAGTTTCAACCCTGTCATAGCTAACTCCGTAAGGAGCAAGTATAACGTAGACTTGATTTCTTCAGAATCCCAGCGGCGGCACAGGCCATTATAGACCTTATACAGCCACACAGCATAACGTGTACGTGTAAGCAACTGACCCTCGCCCGGAAGAAAGAATGGGCGAACATCAGCCCCGCGGTAGAAATCAGAACCGCAGGATTCGCGAAAAGGTGCCTTGACAAAGGTCTTATCCAGGTTTATATTAAGCTTCAACTGTGGGAAAATTACAGTTGTATACTTATGTAACCTCGAGGGGTAGATTAGATCATCTCCATAAACAGAGATGATCCCCCTAGTTTTCGATAGTTCCGCAATGGCCTTCGTAATCACATAGAAGACCAAAGTTTCAACAGGAAACGTCAAGCCATTACCCATCGGTAAAACCGATTCGGTATACATTTGCACAGTTTCCTTGCCACGACGTGTGACAAGCTGGTGTGAAAACGTTTTTTTCATGGCGACATACCACTCACGCGGCAGTACTTGATTGAGCAAGTCACATAGAAGTGACTGTGAAGCACTAGATAAGTCAACTGTTGCATGCGACTCGGGCCCGTCCACAGATGTGGGCTGGTCGTCATCGCAGCTAAATTGTCTTATCAAATCCCGATGTTTGGCTTGTAATCGCCTAATATCAAGACCTTCAGCCTCCAAGCATTTAGTCACTTGGTCACCCACTCCGTAGCTATAAAATAAGCCAAGGAGGGTTAAGGGTGTAATAGGCCTGTACTTTTTCCATGTCTTTGGAACATTTACCAGATTAAGGGAATCGTGCAACAAATTAGCATCAAGTGACATGGTTAAACCCATGTTCTTGATTAGCTCCTGCAATATGGGGTCATTTGGAACGACCTCATCGAAGAACCATCTGCTACACTCTGTTGAGCCTGTAAATGCCTTTGCATCGACCAATTTGTGGTCAATGTATGCAAGGGACAACGGGCACCCAATAGAGCTCTTCTTTCCAAACCGACTTGCAACAACGGTATGCTGGGGGTTGTATTTTCCCAGTATTCTACGTGCAATGGTACGTGCACGCTGCAGAACCCTCTGGCGAAGCATTGTTTGAGGTTTCAGCGCAGCAAAGAACTCTTGCTCATCAGCAAATGCTTGATGAGTCTTTTCTTCGAGTTCTTCGTCCGTGTACTTATCTTTTGCAAATCGGTACTTCTTAAACAGGTTAGCGAGCTGCATAGAATGCTTAAAACGAGATGGTGCTACAATTCCGATTTCTGGAAAAGTATAGTCACGGAAGTTAGTGACTCCTTTCAAAAAGGCTGTCTCTGCATTCTTACAGTATTCGTTACCTTCATAAGTTCGGAAATCCCTCAACAACGACAGCCATATCTTTTTGGCTGTTACGTCGGTGTCATATTTGATTATATGACGCGAAGCTTTCTTCCTAGGCCTTAAGATAGCCTTTTCAGCACCCCTTCGATGGGGCTCAGCTGACTCTTTCATAGGTAGATCCTATGTAAAGGTTGGAAATGACGAGCTACACAGTATATGTAGTCTAAACAGAGCCGAAGAAATAAAAGTCATCGGTCTCGTCATCAATGATAGTTTGCGCGGTAAGACGTCTCAGCTCATTAATTTGCGCTTGAGTCGCTTCCGGATGGATCTCGAACACTTGCCTGGAAACTTGGTAAGATATTGAGCCATCAGCAAGAGTAATCGGGAGAGTCGTAACAACGCTCCGTAACCCTTTACTAAAACTATCATCAG